ATGCGGGCCCCGCAGGAGGCGTTTACTGACGAGGAGGTCGAGATTATCGTTATAATGGCGGCCGCCCAGGTGACTAAGTCTACGACGATGCACAACATGCTCGGCTTCTGCATAGCCGAGCAGCCGGGCCCGGCGAGCTGGACGGTTCCGACGCGGGAAGCGGTTATCGAGGCGTCGGGGAAGGTCAAGGCGATGGTGCAGGACTCGCCGGCCGTGCGGAGGCGTTGGGACGGTACGCCCCGGGCGCTATCGCGGAACCGCCATGTGTTCGACAACATGACGGTTAATTTCCTCTGGGCCGGATCGCCTATAACCCTGGCAATGCGGGAGGCCCGATACGAGTTCATCGACGAGCCGGACAAATTCGTACTCTTCTCCGGCAGGGAGGCGAGCCCAATCGACCTATTGATCCACCGGGCGACTACGTATCACGATGCGAAGGTCGTTATCGCCTGTACGCCCACTACGCCGGAGGGGCCGACGGCGACGTGGTACGAGCGGAGTAATAAGCAGCAGTGCAATTGCCCGTGCCCGCATTGCGGCGAGTTTCGCGTATGGAAATTCGTACAGTTGAAATGCCCGAAAACGCTTCGCGACCCGGACGAGATCATCTCTTCGGAGGATGTGTGGTACGAGTGCGAGGTGTGCGGGCATAAGATTCGCGAGGAGCTAAAGGCCGGCCTTGTCGCGGCGCATAAGTGGCTGGCCGACGGCGTGACTATCGACGCCGACGGCAATATCAGAGGCCGGGAACATCGCAGCCGGCGGATCTGCGGGTACCAGGTCTCGGCCCTGGTCAGTCCGTTTCCGCGGATAACGTGGCCGCGTATCTTAGCGAATTGGTTCCAGAGCAATACGGCCGAGGGGATCGCCGCCGGGGCCCTGATGAACTTTCACAACTCTATCGAGGGCATTCCGCACGTCGAGACGGGCAAGAGGCTCAAGGCCCGGGACCTGCACCGGCTGACGGGCGACTTTAGCGGGGGGACGGTGCCGGATTGGTGCCTAATTTTAGTGGCCTCGGCCGACTATCACGAGACTCAGCGGGGTATTATTCGGATCGACTGGGAGGTTCGCGGGTTCGGGTACGGATGCCGCAATGCAGTGATCGCAAGCGGTTCGGCTCAAAGCTGGGACGAGTACGATGAGGCCGTGCTGCTGAGCCCGTTCCCGTGGTCGGATGGGACGAGTAACGAGGACAAGCCGTTCAGGGCCGTTAGGTGCTCGTTCGAGGATGCGAGCTTTATGAGCGATAAGGTCTACGAGCATTGCAATCGGCATCGGGAGATATGCTTCCCGGTAAACGGCATAGGCGGCGGGCGGAGGCAGCCGGTGCAAATGACCGACCTCGAGCAGGCGACTATGAGGAGATTGACGACGAAGCAGAGAAAGCGATGGCGGGGGATGCAGCTCGTCCTTATCGATACCGACTACTTCAAGGACGTTGTAACGTCCTGGGCGGCGGATACGCGAGACGAGGACGGTAATATCACCGCGCCTGCTTTAACTGAGTTCTACGCGGAGGTCCCTTCGCTCTACTTCCGCGAGTTTACGAACGAGACGAAGGTGTTCGTGCGCGATAAGAAAGGGAACGGCAAGTGGGTATGGCGGCCGGTATCGAAGGGCGCGCAGACCCACTGCCTGGATACGGCCGTGTATTCGGCGGCGGCGGCGTTCTATAAGCGGGCGTTCTGGCTGAGAGACCCTGCCTTAAAGGCAGATAAAATCGCGGCGGGGGCGGTGCCTCATAGGCACGTGAAATCACAAACAAAGAAACGACGGGGCGGCGGGTTCCTGGACAATATGCCGCAGCTTCGCTGAAATACGAAATCCAAATATCGAAATCCGAAACTAATGGACAAATTCCTCGACAACTTGCCTGATATAGGGATGGGGCGGCGGAAACAGCCGAAGGTGCGCAAGAAATTACCCGCCTCTAAGGCAGCCGCCGTTCCGGCACTGCCTCTGAGGCAGGGCGGGTTGAAGTGTCCTCGATGCGGGGGTATGGAGTGGGAGACGGTGACTACTAAGCGTATTCCGGGCGGTGTTAGGCGGTATCGGGTATGCGAAAACTGCGGGCGAGGTGTGAGGACCAGGGAGCGAATAGAGAAATGAGTGGCTAAAGTGAACTAAAGTGCCTAAAGTGAGCTAAAGTTAAGGGCGACAATTATGGATAGGCGGACATTCTTAAAGGCGATAGGCGGCGTTGCGGCGGGCGGGCTGCTGCCGGTTTTGCTGGGCGAGCCGAAGGGGAAATATGATTGGCCGTTGCCGCAACCGCGGACCGTCGAGGGCAAGGCTACGTTGACCTGGGCAGCCGGCGAGCGAATAACCGAGGGGGCGATGGTCTTTTATGGGGAGGACGGCAAGTGCTATCGGGTCACGTCGTATACAAAAGGCCCTATGCCTTGGGCCGCCTTGGATCCTTCTCGCCCCTGATATCCACGGCCGCTTTTCACCAATCACCACTCACCAATTCACCACTCACAATTACCCCCTCCGCGGAAGATTTCATACTACATGTAGTACGTTTTTACTTCCGGGCCCTATATTGTGTGTTTTTTCTTTCCTTTGCACCGTTCGACAGCCGTATTGTAGAGGTATCGAAGACAGAAGTCAGAAAGCAGAAGTCAGAAAGGATTTGAAATGAAACGACTAATAAAATGGGGTAGCAGCGGGTAAAGGCGCGTGACGCTTTGCAGGATGCAAAGCGCAGATCTTACTCGCCTATAAGGCGATGGCGTATACACTCGCAGAGCAGTTGGATTCGGTTCAGGCGGCCATTGTGGCCATCGAGACTTACGGCCAGGGGCTAACGGCCCACGACGGCCGGAGCCATACGAGGGCCGATTTGCAGACGCTATACACGAGGGAGCAGCAGATACTCAGGAAGATCGAGCAGGAGACTAATCGGGGCAGAACAGTAGCTGAGTTTTAGTGAGTAGTGAATGGTGAGTAGTGAGTGGCGAATTAACCAATTAACCAATCGCCAACATGACGAATGCAAGAGACATCCGAATCAGAGTTTTGGCATAGTCCGAGGGCGGGCTCGTCGATGGGCAGAAATTCTCTGGCTCTAAGCCAGATGGTAGATTCTCTTGTTGGCATCTTCTCGCCGAAAACGGCTTATAAGCGGAAGGCGTATCGGTTCTGCTACGACGCTTTGGACTCGCATCGGACTCGCAAGAAGCGGAGCAGCGGAGTGGGCGGGACGGGCGATTCCCGACTGACCGAGCAGAACTTATTCCAGTCGCGCGAGATAACCCGCGAGATGTGCCGGAACAATCCCTTAATCGACGGCATGTTCCAGACGGAATGCGACGGTATAATCGGCAGCGGGGTGAAGATACAGGGCAGGACGGGCGATACGAAACTCAACGAGGATCTCGAGGCGGCGTGGAAGGAGGAGATGCTCGATAAGGCCTGCGACGTTACGGGGAGCTATTTGTTCGGTCCGTATTTAGGGATGCAGTTTCAGAGTTATCGAAGGGACGGCGACTCGGCGACGATCTATCATACCGATTTGCTCCAGGCGGTCGAGGGCGAGAATATCGGGACGCCCTGGGGGGGCCAGAAGAAGGAGCTCGATCCGAGCCACTTCGAGATAATCAACGGCGTTGCCTACTCGAAGAAGACGAAGGCCCGGATCGGATTCTATATAGGCGAAAGCGACCGGAAATACGGATATATCAAGGCGGGGAGCTGGAAGAAATACAAGGCCGATAAGGTGCACCTGATGTTCAATCCGAAGCGGTTCAGCCAGAGCCGCGGGCGGCCGGCGCTGACCAGTGCAATCGATTTCGTCGATAAGCTGATGGGCTACGTGGACGCCGAATTGGTTGCGGCCAAGGTGAACGCCTGCTTCTCGATGTTCATTTCGCAGGAAGACCTTATGATGCCGAACGCATATACCGGGGGCGTATCCAGTACGGGCCGAGACGAGGACGGCAACCGGCTCGAAAAGATGGAGCCCGGCTCGATCCTCTACGGCAAGCCGGGCGAGAGCGCTACGGGGATCGGACAGACCCGGCCAGGTTCGCTGTTCGATCCGTTCGTCCTTCGGATGCTGATGTTTATCGGGCGGCCGATGTGTATGCCGCTGATGCTGATTACCCTGGACTTTTCCGGCGCTACGTTTATGAACGCCCGGATCGCGTATCAGAAAGTCCAGGATGCGTGGCTGCGGGAGCAGGAGTGGGTGGTTAAACCCTTCTGCTCGCGGACGTGGCGATGGAAGATAGGGCGCCTTCTCGAAACCGGGCGGATCAAGACGAGCAATCCGAACGTATTGAGCCACGAAGTGATCTGTAAGACGTGGCCTTACGTGAACCCGGACCAGGAGACGAAGGCGAACGAGCGGGAACTGAAGCTCCGCACAAATAACAGGACGCATATCTGTGCCCGGCAGGGCGGGGACTTCAAGGAGATTGAGGCCCAGAGGAAAATCGAGGACGAGCTGATCGGGGAGAGTAAAACCGCCGACCCGGTGGCGGACGATGGGGACGAGAAAGGGGAAAACGACGATGGCGCCTCACAGGCACGTGAAGACAAAGAGGGACAAGACAATGAGAAATAATCATTCGAACCACGCTCCGGCGGGGGCGTGTGAGTTTATCAGGCCGGTCGAGAAATTCGCGGACGATGATGCCGATAACGGCCGGTTTCGGATCATCGCCTATTCGGGGGAGGTCATTCCGGACCATTGGTATTGGGGGAATGTTGCTTTCGATCTGAAGGGCCAGAAATTCGCAAAGGCGAAGACGCCGATCCTCAGCGAGCATGACCACAATATGCGGATAGGATTCACGACGAGGCAGGAGATCGGCGAAAGAATAGTCGTCGAGGGCACTTACCTCTCGAATGCGGAGGCGGCACAGATGAAGAGCGATATCGCGCAGGGGTTCCCGATGCAGGCGAGCGTATA